AATTAAATGCAGTAGTATTTCCATTAAAACCAGTATTAATCTGATCTAACTTGGTATATCTACCAACAACAGGTCTTTGTCCAATGTAAGACAAGCTTGCATACCATTAACTCTTATCTATTCTAAATTGACTAACTTTACGAAGAATATTTAAACAACTTCAGTTACTGTTGCTGTTTCTGGATTCTCTTCTGCTTTCATTTCTTTTAGTAGTTCAAGTTGCTTTTGAAGACCAAATGCTTTTTCTTTTTCGGTGTTAACAACTTCTAAAGCTTCATTGTGTTTTTCAACAGCTTCTTTTAATTGTCCATTTAATGATTCAATTCTTTCGTCTATTGAAGGCATGACTTTTTAAAAACTATTTTAATTATATATCAAATCCTACCAAGGAACACCAGTTTTAGAAGTCGGTGTTTTCGACTCAGTAATTTGTGCAGCAATTCCTGTTTCTATAGCGGTAACTTGATCAGAACCAATAGCAGCTTTTGCCCAAGCAACTGCATTATCTTTAGTAACTGAAGCATATGCTGTGAAATCACCAGCATCAGCAGCACCTAGTCCAATGGAACCATACGAAGAACCTGTGTGAGTAACAGCAGAATCACCAGATCCTACAGTTTCTGAATCAACAGCAGTCCAATGTACAGTTTTAATAACATCAGAAAGAGAACCTTCTGTAACTGCACTATCTAACGCAACTACATTCCAAACAACAGCCATTTTATTTAATCAATATTATGTATATTTTATTCGTACTACATTTATAGATGTGCTAACGGTCTAGGTTTAGGCAGCCATATAAGTAGCAGAACCATAAATATAATTATCAGCATTACCAGCTTCAAAATCACTTCCTACAACTCTGTCTGATGTTTCACCATTTGTTGCTTGTTTATAGAAAACCATTTGAGAACCTGCAGAAATCAGTCCCCTGAAATTAGGCATATCAGTATTCCATTCTCTTACAAAAGCAAAAGATGCACCAAATCGAGCATGAGAGTGATCATAACAAGCAAAAGGAAGACCACCCATCGAAAAATTACCGCTAGGAGAACTAATAGAAGTAGTATAAAATGTCCAAGTAATAGTAACTATTCTACCTACTCTTGTAAAATGCCCACCACCTCCGAGAGTTACTGACCCTGAAGTGCTAAAAGTTGCTACAGGATCCCAAGTTCCTTCTTCATAATGAGATAAAACTTCTGCTGGAACAGCTCCTGTTGCAGCACCTGATGCAGAAGTACCAGTCTGAGCACTAAAGTCAATACCGTGACCGTTTGCTACAACTAGGTTTCCGTCATGGATTTTTGCATGGCCGTTAGCATCAACACTAAATTTTTCTGCCGAATCATAGATCATAAATCTATCGACATCAGCTCCAATACCTTGTCCTACATACCAACTGCCTTGAGTAGTAGTGAACTGTATTGCTGCATTTCTAGACCTATTATTTTCAACTTTTAAGTAACAACTGCTATCTGTTGCTGAATTATTAACATGAAGTTGCTGGTTTGGACTTGTTGTACCTATACCTACTTTTGCTCCAAATGGATTTAAAAGTATATTTTTTGCATTATTACCACCACTGTTACAACCTTGCAAATAAGGTTGTGCATCTGCTGCGGCTGTTCCAATCCATAAACTATCTGAACTATCGTTAGACCCTTGAAATCTTGCAAGTGATTTGGTTATTACAGTTGCTAAACTATTTGTTGAGCTAGCAAATGCATGATTAAACTGCTGTGCATGTAATACTACAGCTGGACTTGTTGTACCTATACCTACGTTTCCAGTTTCAGTGACAGTAACTCTATCTTGAGGTGAAGAATCTCCATGATTCCTTGTTCTAATAACTACTATTCCATCATCTTTATTGGTTGTATCAGGCCCACTTTCACAAGTAACTTCGGCAACTCTATTTCCATTCCAATACCCTTGTAGTGCTAGTAAGAAAAGACTTGAACCAGATCTGTTGGCATCTCCTATTACTGATGGATAAGTACTATCAGTTGCTTTTAATAAAATTCCTTCACCACTAGATCCTGTGGTTGTTATTTCTAATTTTTTGCCAGGACTTGCTGTCCCTATACCTACTCTTGAGTTTCCATTATCTAAAGTTAATATGTCACCTTCAGAACCACCCCAACCATAGAAATGTAATTTATCTCCACTTTCATCATATTTAAGTACTACAGCATCATTAGCAGCACCAGTTTTTCCAATTGCTATTGCACTATCACCTGATCCTGATAAGAATCTAGTAGTTGCGGCTGAGTCAATTTGCAGGGCTTCAGATAGACCTAGATCAAATTTCCACAGAGGGGTACCTGATGAGGCATCTGAACATTGAATATTAAATGCACCACCACTATCAGAATCAAAACGTAAAACAGTAACATCAGTGCCAGAACTTCCAGCGTTTATTTCAAGTTTTCCTGCTGGCGAAGTTGTACCTATACCTACCTTTCCAGTATCGTCTATTCTTAAAGCATTTACTAACGATCCAGCAAAGCCTGTTCTTAGTTGAAGTTCACCTCCTCCACCATTTCCACTATAAATAGTATCAATTTGACAATTAACACCTGGGTTTCCTGTATCAGCCGTTTCAAATTCAATTCTTCCACAAACTTGATTAGCAACAACACTCGTATCCGCATCAGAAATTCTAATAACATTATTGATGCTACTTGGGGTATTTGTTGCCTCTAAATGAAACAAAGTGTCAGGACTTGATGTACCTATACCTACGTCTCCTCCGTCAAAATAAATATCACTTCCACTTGTTATCCATTGTCCTGCTGGATCAGAAGTCCATTGTAAGTTTCCACTTCCATCTACTCCTAAAACTTGTCCATTAGAACCCACACTTGAAGGACTAAGTTTTAAAGCAGTTACTGCCCTATTTGTTATATTTCCAGTATCAATACTGAAATCAGAAGTAGTATTACCTATATATGGCATGATTAAATACTCGCATCTTGTGGGTTAAGCATGTAAGAAACAGTTATATCTATTGCAGTAGCTGTTCCTGCATAAGCTTTAATCCAATCTCCTGGTTCGATAATAATTTTATTTCCTGTCATAAATTCTAAAGAAGATTTATTAGGAACATTTCCAGAAGTTATTAATGATGTTGAAGTCGAACCTCCTTTTATAAGATTGACTGTTACATCTACGGAATTAGCTGTTTTGTTTGATGCCAGGATACCTAGTATGACTCCATAAGTAGAAGCAGGAATTCCACTTGAATTTGTAGCCCCAGTAATAATAGTTGTCGGAGATCCAGAGTTATTAGAAATACTAGTTCTGCAAACCGATTGAAAACGAGCCATTTATTTGTAAAACCTTAGCACTAATGGTTTAATTATAAGTTCACTTAACCAAGGGCAATTGCAAACACAATTGCACTGTCTTCTGCAAAAGTTTGAGTTGCAACTGTATCTCCACTCATTTTGATAGTTGTACCAGAAATCATGGTACTTCCAGTAATATTTACACCTCTTACATTTGTAAAGTTTCCATTCGTTCCAGTTACTGTTGTACCTGTAATATTTGTTGCTGTGACATTAGTAATAGTACCTGTTGTTGCATTTAATGTGGTTGCATAAAGTGCTCTCCATGTTTTAGCACTACTACCTAAATCTCGATTATTTGCTGTTGCATCAGGAAGAATTGCTGAATCAACACCAGCAGTTACTGTGACTGTATCACTAGCAGCATTACCAATATCTGTATTACCTTCTAATGTGGTAGCACCTTTAATAAGTAAATCACCACTAACGGTAACATCATCAGCAACTATAAAATCATCATCAACTGTAAAATCTTGAGCAGTTACATTCGTAAATTGTGCAGTATCACCTGTAATCGTTGCTCCTGATAATTTAGTAGTAAATACACCAGTTGCACCAGTAATTGTAACTACTTTTGCTAAAGTACCTGTAACTGTTGCACCTGATAATAAAGTTGTAGCAACAATATTAATACCTGTTGCATTTGTAAATTTACCTGTATTACCACTAACTGTTAAACCTGAAACTAGTGTGGTACCTACAACTGTTGCTCCAGTAATTAACGGAGCACTAACAGATGTACTACCAGTGACTACAGTACCTGATAATTTTGTAGTCGCTTGAATTGTTTCACCAGTTAAAACTGTATATTGACCAGCATCTCCAGTAACAATTGCTCCTGATAATTTTGTATTTCCTCGAATAATTGTTCCTGTAATATTTGTAATTGTTGCATTTGTACCTGATATTGCAGTTCCTGTTAAAGAAGTAAATACACCTGTAGCTCCTGTAAAAGTTGTATATCGACCTACATCTCCTGAAATTATTGCTCCTGAAAGAATTTGTGTATAAGTACCAGAGATACCAGTTACAGCACCAAATCTTCCAAAACCACCAGATACAACTGCTCCACTTACAATCGTTGCTCCTGTAATATTTGTGGCATTTAAATTTGTAAATTGACCATCAGTACCTGTAACTGTAGTTCCTGAAACTTTAGTCGTACCAACAATTGTTGCACCTGTTATTAATGGTGAAAGAATTTTTGTACTACCAGTTATGATCGCTCCTGATATTGTTCCACTTGTTTTTATATCTTGTATATTTGCAGTACCAGAAACAACTAATCCTGTTTGTACTGTTAAGTTACCTACTTGAAGTGAAGGAGTATCAACTTCAACAAATACACCTGTTGTTGCTTTAACTGTTATACCTGTAATGGTTGTACCACTAATTGTTCCACCAGTAATTGAAGTAAATTCAGCAGAAGTACCTGTAGTTGTAACACCTGTTAAACGAGTAAAAGTGCCTGTACTTGCAGTAACAGTTGTACCAGAAATATTTACACCACTTACAAGTTGTCCTGTAATATCAGTTGCCCTAACAACATTTCCTGTAATAATTGCTGCACTTACATTTCCAGTAACTGTTAAATCATTTTGTACAATTACTCCACTAAGTGTAGATAAGTTTGTAACTGTTAAACCAGAAGTTGTTGTTGCATCTTCTACTGTTAAATTATCTTGAATCGTTACACTTCCACTAACAGTTCCTCCAGTTCTTGGAAGATAATATACATTTAAATATGCTTTTGTACCTGAAATAGTTAATTTTTTATTTCTAATTGCAGGGTCAGCTTCTGCTACATGAACAACTGTAAGTAAATCAGTTTCAGCTAAATCTAAGCCAGCTTGTTCTTGTAATTCTGTAATCCTTCTATTAGCCACAGTTATCTAACTGAAAGTCCTAAGTTAATTATAAGTTGCTTATCTTATGGCTTTAATTTACTTTAATCTCTATTCTAGGTAATAAATTACTTCCAAAATTCCAAGCTGCAGGAATTCCTAATACAATTCCACATGAAATAGCAAATACTACTATAACTTCTGCTACTGTAAGGTTTCTTCTTACATATACAATTTTTTGTTGTGGTGCTTGCTTAGGTACAAAAGCCGTTTGATTTTGCTCTTGTATTTGCATTCTATTTAACATTGCTTGTTGAATAGCTTGCTCTTTTGCTAATGCTTTCATTTGAGCAACTTGTTCAGCTGTTATCCTAGTATTAATAGGGGATTCATTAGCATTTTCAGGAGGTATGTTTTCTTCATACCTTTTTTCATTTGGTGGAAGTTGTGAATTCATTTGAGCAAAACATTCATGAATACACTAGCATTTAATAAAAGGAATTTAAACTATGGAACATGGTATTCGAAAAGGTTTAGAAGATATAGCATGGGAATTAAAAGGAATAAAAAATATACTTTCTTCTTTATGGCATAGTCGTTATGAAAAAGGAGAAATAGATGTTTTAAATCCTCAAGCTTTAGCTGATGAATATATTTCTACTGAAGAATGTGCAAGAAGATTAAATGTTTCTGATCAAACTTTAAGAAATTGGATGGCTCTTGGACGTAAAACTCCTGATAAAGGATGGATTGAAGGAATTCATTATTTCAATGCTTCTCCTAACCCAACACGAAAAGCAATTATTCGTATCCCTTGGAACCAATTAATCTATTCTTTTGCAAAAAATCGAAAAATGGAAAATCAAGATTATCGAAAAAAAGCTGCTCCTATGTATAAAACAACCAGTATTGGAAAGTTACAATAATGGCTCATCGTTTTAAAGACGTAAATATTTCAGCTGTAACAATTCACAATCATAAAAAGTTATTGCCTGAATCATTAATAAATCAAGTTTGTGTTTTTCTTCCTCCTAATGGATCTTTTGATTCAAAATGTCTTAGACGTTATTTAGAACATGTAAAAAAATATGAAGAAGAAGATGTGAATTCAAATATGACATTAGCTAATCGTTTACGTATTGCATTTAAAGATATGACTCCTGATACTATCTGTGGTAAATTTCCACAAGCAGAATTACCTTTAAAACGACGATTACGTTGTGTAGCAGAATATTTAATACGTTCTGGAGAATTTGATAAAGTAAGAGATGAAAATGGAAAACTTGTTAAAAAACGAGGTATCTTAGGAAAGATGGTAGTTTTATATCAACCATTACCTAAACTAACAGAGTCCTTATTACGTCAGGGATTAATAGAAAAATGAATCGTAGAGAAAAATTATTAGCATCCATTATTGGTCCAGAAATGGATAAAGAAAAAGCAAAGATGCTGGATACAACAATTAAATTTATTTTGGGGGATATGTGTACTCATTATGCAAAGTTCTGGAAAGCAGAAGGTGCAGGTGTAATGGTATTTCAACCACAAAATAAAAAACGTTCAATGTTCTTTTTAACTTTAGAAGAATTAAATGCTGCACAAGAAGATGCTGAAAGACAAAATAGTCATGATTTAGTTGAAAGTTTTAAACGTATTCTTGAAGCTGCTCAAAAAATTAATCCAAAAGAAAAAGCAGGTTTTGTTATTAATGATAAAGAAGGTATGAGATATTTTGAAATTGATTTTCAAACTACATCTGAATCTGAAATCACTTAATGGCTATACACGATATTAATAAACGTCGTGAAGATCTTGAGTTGATAACTAATTATGATTTAGTTGCTGCTGCTCATGCTTTATTAGAAGGTATAGATTTAGATGTAGCTAGTTCTAAAACAGCAAATAAATATGTAGAAGCAACAGATTATTTATGTCCATCAGATGATGGTTTAAATTGTCAACAATGGTATGGAAGTGTTTATCTTTTTCCACCCAGAGGAGCTTACTTTTGGGATAAGAAAAATGATAAATGGAAAATGACAAGAGCCTCTTCTCCTACATTGACTTCATCTCATGCTGTATGGTTTAGAAAATTATATAACTCATGGTTAGCTGGTGATATAAAACAAGGTTTATATTTTACTAATTGTCCAGATATGATTCGTTATGAACAAAAAATATTTGACTTTCCTATTTGTATATTAAAAACTGCTCCTTTACTTTTAAAAAATACAAGCCAAGGAATTGATAAGCATAAAACTTGTACTTCATTCCTTGTTTATTTACCTCCTATACATAATTCAACAGAAGCAACCGAAAGATTTATTGAAATTTATTCAGAAAAAGGTCGCATACTTTGTTAGTGTTATTAGACTAAAAAAATGCTTCAAAATACATATGACACTTCTTTGTGATTGGGAACTAAAAGCTTTATCTATAGGAGATAAATTAATTACTCCTTTTGTTGATCATGTAGTTAAAGAAGAAAATGGAAGGAAAATTCTTAGTTATGGACTGGGATCTTATGGATATGATATACGTCTTTCTCCTAAACAGTGTTTAATATTTGGTACACCTTCAAGAGGTGATTGTGATCCAAAAAACTTTAGTAAAGATATTTTAAAAGAAGCTGATCTAAAAGAAGATCAAAATGGTGAATATTTTCTTTTACCTCCATATGGATATTGTTTATGTGTTGCTCATGAAAGATTATCTTTACCCGAAGATATTACTGTAGTTCCTGCAGGTAAATCTAGTTATGCACGTACTGGAATACATTGTAATATTACACCAGCAGAAGGAGGTTGGGAAGGATATTTAACTCTTCAAATTAGTAATGAAACAGGTTTATTTAATCGAATTTATGCTAATGAAGGTATTACTCAACTATTGTTTTTCCGTGGAAAACCTTGTTTAGTAAGTTATAAAGATCGTAATGGTAAATATCAAGATCAACCTAAAGAAGTTGTGTGTGCAAAAGTTTAACTAAACCCATAAAATCTTCCAAAATATCCTTTTGGTTTATGTGCATATTCTGTACCTCCAGCACCTGGATCTCCATAATTCCGACCTCTTAAACTAGGAAGTTCTGTACCTCCATAAGGAGAAGTAGATATATAAGATTTACCAACAGGAGTCTTACCTCTAATACTTGGTTCTGCAATTAAAGCAGATTGACGATATTTGTTAGCACTTTTAGCTGCTCTCATGTATTTATCTACTTGATCTTCTTTTGATTTAAATCCAGAAACGCTTTTTCTTTCTTCTGGATCTACTCTTCTTAAATCTGTATCGTAAGCTGATCCAGGATTTAGGTCAGAAGTTTCAGCTCCTGAAGTACCAGAATCCTTTTGTGGATCGTAGTTTTTTCCGTATAAAGTTGCCATGATAATATTATAAAAGGCCTGAATAAAGAATTAGCAAAACAATGGCTAAAATAAAAACTTTAGAAGAAGTATTAGCAAGTATTCAACGAGGAGAAGATGGCTTGCAATCAACAGGAGAATCTACATTTGTAGATGAAAAAGATAAAGAAGGGAATCAACTCTATCAAGAAGAAGTTTCTACCCAAGGTAAATCTGATGCAGATTGGTTAAAAGATTCTTATAGAGATATTTTAGGAAGAGATGATTTAGCTTATGAAGGATCTAAGGCAAAGGATTTTGCAACAGCTCTTGCTGGTGGTGCTTCTAGAGATGATATAAAAGACAGAATGATAAAAGGTCGAGAATATCAAACTAGAGATTATGGAGTTAGAGCTTATAAAAAAGCACAAGGAACAGAAGAAGGACCTTCAGAAGAATGGTTAGATGAAAGAGCAGGTGCTGGTGGATTTTTAGATGACTTTAGTAGAACAAATCTAGGTTTAGGCAGAACACCTAATACACTTACAAAAGATGGACAAGAAAGTCAATATACATTAACTGATGGACAAGGTAGAACAACAGATCAATTTGGACTTGATGCTACAGAATTATTAGCATTTGAAAAAGGTGATGAACAATCACAAGATGTTAAAACTTTTCTAGATAATTTTACAACTAATCAAACTGCTGGTACTCAAAGCACTACTGCTACTGAAGGTGGTACTGCTACTTTTACTTCTCCAAATGAAGAAGCTGAAGCTTATAAAATAGCAACTCAAGCTAATGATCCAGGTAGAGCATTAAAGTCTAATTATGCAACTCCTGAAGATGAATTAACAGCTACCTATCAAGAAATACTTGGTAGAAATCCACTAGATAGTCAGGATACTCAAGGAAATTTACATCTTTCTCGTTTAAAAGCTGGTGGTGATATAAATCAGATTAGAAAAGAATTAGTTGCTAGTCCTGAATACCAAGCAAGAGATGCATCTATAAAAGCTATTGGAAGTAAATTTGGTGGTCAAATGCCAGAAGAAGATCTTATTGATGAACTAGTTGGTTCTGGAGGTTTTAAAGGTGGTGTAGCTTCCTTTAATAAACTAAAAGAAAGATTAAAAAATCTAAATCAAAGTAATGATCAAAATCAGTTATACAATCTAACAGGGAGTTTAAACTAATGAAATTTCTAGATGACTACATTAAAACTGGATTAGATTGCAATACTTTGAGTATTGAA